GGATTGATCCACCTAATTGGTGGATATGCAAAGTCTGCCACGATGCTGATTCGCCAGTTGGTGGATGCAGGTACTTTGAGCAACCTGCCCGGCGGCTTGAAATCTAGGGGGTTGAGGATCAAGGGAGACGACACGCCAATACAGCCCGGAGAATTTAGGGACGTGGATGTGCCTTCCGGATCGATCCGTGACAACATTTTACCACTTCCATACAAAGAACCAAGCCAAGTTTTGTATTCGTTGTTTCAGAACATTGTGCAGGAGGGACGCTCGTTCGCATCTTCAGGTGATATGAAGGTGTCTGATATGTCCAACCAAGCGCCGGTTGGAACCACGCTAGCTATATTAGAGCGCACATTAAAAGTTATGACCGCTGTGCAGGCCCGCTTGCACTATAGTATGAAGCAGGAGTTCAAGCTGCTCAAGACTATCATCGCGGACTACACACCCGAGGAATACGACTACGAGCCAGAAGACGCCGGTCGCCGCGCAAAGAAAGCCGACTACGACTCGATTGACGTTATTCCTGTAAGCGACCCGAACGCCGCTACGATGGCGCAGAAGATTGTGCAGTACCAAGCCGTGTTGCAGCTGGCGCAGAGCGCCCCGCAGTTGTACAACTTACCGCTGTTACACCGCCAGATGATTGAGGTGTTAGGCATAAAGAACGCCAGCAAGTTGGTGCCGGTTGAGGACGACGCAGTTCCGACAGACCCCGTGCAGGAAAACCAGAACGTGCTGACTGGCAAGCCGGTCAAGGCGTTCATCGAGCAGAACCACGAGGCGCACATTCAGGTGCACATGGCCGCTATTCAGAACCCCAAGATTCAGCAGTTGATGCAGATGAACCCGCAAGCGCAAGCGATCATGGCTGCGGCGATGGCTCACATAAACGAGCACATTGCGTTCGAGTACCGCAAGCAGATTGAGATGGCTCTGGGTTCACCGTTGCCCGGCGAGGAGAAAAACAAGCAGATCTCTCCTGAGATGGCTGATCAGATTGCCATTATGGCGGCTAAGGCGTCACAAATGTTAACGCAGCGGGATCAACAGGCAGCTCAACAACAGGCAGCTCAGCAACAAATGCAAGACCCAATCGTGCAGATGCAAATGCAGGAACTCCAACTTAAGCAGCAGGACTTGCAGCTTAAAGCCCAGAAGCAACAGATCGATGCCGCAGCTAAAGCCGACCAGATTCGGATTGAAGAGGCACGGATCGCGGCGCAAAAAGAAATTGCAGCTATGCAAGTTGGCGCAACCGCAGCCGCCCAGAAAGACAAAGCTAATAAACAGCAAGAACTTGAAAGCGTCCGTATGGGCGTGGACATTGCCAAGCATCGGGCACAAATGGCCCAGCAAAACCGCGCTGCACAATCCGCGCGACAACAGCCTAGGAAGGAGAAGAGTTGAACGAGCACAGATTACTTTCTTACATCGCCCATGAAATTGACAAGCTCAGGGGCGACCAAGCTAATTTCCTTAACGGGGGAGGAGCTAAGGATTTCGCCGAGTATCGGCATGTCTGCGGGATCATCCGGGGTCTGACCTACGCAGAATCTTTTGTTAAAGACCTTGTGCAAAAAATGGAGGACTCTGATGAGTAATTATGACGTGGCGGCGATAGATTTGTCCGGTATTCTTAATACGAGCGCCGAGCAAAAAGCCAAGCAACTACCCGATCCGAAGACGTTTCATCTTCTGTGCGTTGTACCAGAAGCTGTTGAAGAATTTGCGGATAGTTCGCTAATTAAACCAACCCAAACCATGCATTACGAAGAAGTGCTGACCCCAGTTCTTTTTGTAGTGAAGCTTGGGCCCGATGCCTATAAAGACCCGACGCGCTTTCCTAGCGGCCCGTCGTGCAAAGCAGGCGATTTTGTAATCGTCCGACCCAATTCGGGCACCCGCCTGAAGATACAAGGCCGCGAATTCCGCATCATTAACGATGATTCGGTTGAGGCGGTTGTGGAAGATCCCCGTGGAATTACACGTGCAGCATAAGGAGTAAATCATGTCTACACAGGAGTTTAAAGGCGAAACTTTTAAGTTTCCCGACGAAAACGAATCTGAGGCTATTGCTGAAGAAAAGCTTGAAATAGAGATAGAAGACGACACCCCGGTACAAGATCGAGGCCGAAAACCCATGAGGGAGCCGGTTGAAGACCCTACCGAAGATGAGTTATCCTCATACGACGAAAAAGTACAGCAGCGTATTAAGAAGTTTACTCGTGGATACCATGATGAACGTCGCGCTAAAGAAGAGGCTCTCCGTGAAAGGGAGGCCGCTGAAACTTTTGCCCGCCAAGTGTTTGAAGAAAATAAGCGTCTTCAGCAGCAGCTCTCTTACGGGAGCAAGGCGTATATTGAGCAATCTCAATCCGCCGCGCAAATCGAATTAGATGCAGCCAAGAAACGGTACAAAGAGGCGTATGAGCAGGGCGATGCAGACGCATTAACCGAAGCTCAAGCTGAAATTACCAAGGCTACTTTGAAGATAGACAAGGCTTCAGTAATGCGGCCTATCGAGATTGAAGAAAAAGAGTTTCAGCCCGCTACTTCCCCCCAACCAAAGATTAATTCTAGAACTCAGAAATGGGTTGATGACAATAGTGAGTGGTGGGGTGTAGACGAAGAAATGACGGCAGCTGCTATGGGGCTTGACAGAAAGCTACAAAAGCAGTATGGTGCCGAGTATATAGGTACTGAAGAGTATTTTAAAACCATCGATAAAACGATGCGCAAGAGATTTCCTGAACAATTTGAAGATGTTCAGAGCTATGAGGACGACGAACCGCCTCCTAAAAAAAGAACGTCAGAACCGGTCGAGGAGTATGAAACCCCACGCCGTGCAACTAAACCCGCTGCGGTAGTAGCTCCGGCTACCCGTAGTACCCCGCCTAACCGCGTTAAGTTGAAAGCATCCGAAGCCGCCATTGCGCGTCGTCTTGGGGTGCCAATTGAACTTTATGCAAAACAGGTTGCTCAACTAAAGAGAGGTGAATGAAGATGGAACAAGGTAAAAATTCTGAAAAGGCCCAAAATCGCTTAGACCGCGAATTGGATTCCCGTAAAGTAACGGCTCGCCCAATGTATTGGAGGCAACCGGATACCTTGCCACAACCGGATGAACGTCCGGGGTGGAGTCATCGCTATATCCGCCTTAGTGCTGGTGGCGTAGACGATCCAAGTAACATTTCCTCCAAGTTGCGAGAGGGATATGAACCCTGCAAAGCAGAGGAATATCCTGAATTGATGATGCACGCTATTGCTGAAGGTCGCTTTAAAGGCAACATTGAAGTAGGTGGGTTATTGCTTTGCCGTATTCCGGCTGAATTTATGGAACAGCGGGCTGCGTTTTACGCAAACCAAAACAAAGCTCAGATGGACTCGGTGGACAATAACTTCTTGAAAGACAACGACCCTCGTATGCAGAAGTTCTCTGAACGAAGCACGAAGGTTACTTTTGGTTCTGGTTCTTAACTTTTTAAGGAGTCTTAGATGGCTTATCCCGTTATCAATGCCCCATACGGGCTAAAACCGATCAATTTGATCGGTGGACAGGTATTCGCGGGTTCTACTCGTGAATACGATATCCCCTACGGATATTCGACAAACATTTTCTACGGCGACATCGTTGGTTTGTCACGTGGTAATGTGCAGCGTTTGTCTGTTACTACTGGTACTCTCGGCACCGTAACAGGTGTGTTCTTGGGTTGTTCTTACACCAACCCTCTGACCAAGCAAAAGCAATTTGCTCAGTACTGGCCCGCTTCTACGCTGGCTGGTGACGCTGTTGCTATCGTTTGCGATGATCCCGACACCGTGTTTAAAGCTGTTGTGTGTTCTGCTACTACCGTTGTTGCTGGTGGCGCTCGCGCCATGATCGGCCAAAACTTGGCTATGATCAACAACACTGGTAACGTGAATACCGGCAATTCTGCTAACGCTTTGTTGGCTCCTAGCGCTACTCCAGCTACAACCGACGCCCTGCCAGTGCGTGTTTTGGGCCTCGTGCCTGATACCGAAGTGGCTTTGGGTACTGCTACTTTCTCTAGCATTTCTACCGCCACCATCACTTGCTCAGCTTTGCCTTTCGCATTGCCCGTAGGTACAGATGTAGGTTCGTTGGCTGCTAACGGTCAGTACATCCCATCCGGCTCGTTTGTGGCTACCGCAGCCGCTGCTGGCGCTACTTCCGTTGTGTTGAACCAAGCTCCTGTGGCCGCTTTTGCTGCCAGCTCTACGCTTGTGTTTAATCAGTTCCCAGAGTTGCTGGTTAAGTTGAACTTCGGTCAACACCAGTATTACGCTGCCACCAGCATTGCTTAAGGAGTAACTAAAAATGGCAATTTCACGCGCACAACTACTTAAGGAACTCCTGCCCGGCTTGAACGCTTTGTTTGGTATGGAGTACGCTCGTTACGGCGAAGAACATAAAGAAATTTATGAAACTGAAGCTTCTGAGCGTTCGTTTGAAGAAGAAACCAAGCTGTCTGGCTTCTCCGCCGCTCCGGTGAAGAACGAGGGCGCTGCCATTGCTTATGACAATGCGCAGGAAGCTTGGACTGCACGTTACAACCACGAAACCATTGCGATGGGCTTTTCCATCACTGAGGAAGCCGTGGAAGATAACCTGTATGACAGCCTCTCCAGCCGCTACACCAAGGCCCTGGCTCGTGGTATGTCCTACACCAAGCAGGTCAAGGCTGCTGCTATTTTGAACCAAGGCTTTAATAGCGCTGTTACCTACGGTGACGGTGTTAGCCTGTTCAATACGGCGCACCCGCTGATTTCTGGTGGCACCAACAGCAACCGCCCTTCCACTGGCGCTGATCTGAACGAAACCTCGCTGGAAAACGCTGTGATTCAAATCGCTGCGTGGACCGATGAGCGTGGCCTGCTGATCGCCGCTAAGCCCAAGAAGCTGGTTGTTCCCCCGAGCCTGATGTTCGTTGCTACCCGTCTGCTGGAAACCGAACTGCGCGTCGGTACCGCTGACAACGATATCAACGCCATCAAGAGCAACGGTTCGATCCCCGGTGGTTACTGTGTTAACCACTTCTTGACCGATCCTAATGCTTGGTTCCTTCTGACCGATGTACCCAACGGTTTGAAGCACTTCGTTCGTACCCCGCTGCAAAACAGCATGGACGGCGATTTTGATACCGGCAACGTCCGTTACAAGGCCCGTGAGCGTTATAGCTTCGGTGTCTCGGACCCGCTGGGTATCTTTGGCTCCCCAGGCTCGTCCTGATGAGTTTGAAAAGGGGGCCTTGTGCCCCCTTTTCTTTTGGTGTATATTGTTCGTATCCCGGGGTTCCCGGCGTTTCTGACAGTCCCGGCTGACGACATGCAGACAGAACGCCCACAGTACTCGCATGTGAGGAATCATTATGGCTTCAACGACCTTCTCCGGCCCGGTTACTTCGACCAATGGTTTTATTGGACCTATTGTTGGT